AAAGATTCTATAAATGATATAGCAGAATGTATTACTTGCAAAAAGAAAAGTCATTGGTCTAAACTTCAAAATGGACATTGGGCAAGTAGAAGGCATTACAATACACGATGGGATGAACAAAATTGTCACGTACAATGTGCATCTTGTAATGTATTCAGAGCAGGTGAAATATACTTATATACTAAATATCTTTGTTCAAAATATGGTGATAACTTTCCTGAAGAAATGTATATTAAATCACATAAAGTTGTTAAATTTGCAGATGTGGATTTGCAAGATATGATAGAATACTATACTAATAAGGTTAATGATTTGAGTTAATAATTTGTTTTTGTTTTTCTTTGTTTTAAAAGGCTACTGTAAAAGGTAGCTTTTTTTATTTGTTAAAGTTTTGTTAATGTAGTTTTATATTCAAAAAACAGTTATATATTTGCATAACAATAACAATTAAAAACAAACATTATGAAACAACATTTAAAAGATTTCGCATTATCATTAGCATTTATGGCTACACTTACACTAATTTATTTAACACTAACTTTTTATTTTTTATAGTATGAAAGATTTAATAGACTACCAAAGATTTCAAATAGAAAGTTTACAGGCAAGAGTTTGCGAACTTGAAAATGTAAACAATCAATTATCAGAATATTGCTTTGAAGCATTATCAGAAGATATTACAGCAGAATATAAAACTGTTATTAAAAAAGAAATTTATAACTTAAAAACAAATTAATATGGAAAGTGATTGTTGCGGCGCAGGAGAATGGATAGAAGATACAGGAATATGTGCAGCTTGTAAAGAACACGCTGATTTTATAGAAATAGAAGAATAACTTAAAAACAAATTAAAATGGAATTAACATTAAATCAAAAATTATCTTTAATTCAAAAAGAATTTAAAGCTAACAAATCAAAATTCAATTCATTTGGGAAATATAACTTTAGAAGTGCTGAAGATATATTAGAAGCATTAAAACCTTATAATGAAAAATACCAAGTTAACTTTACAATAACAGAATCAATAGTGGAATCACAATTTTTACAATTTCCAATGTTACGCTCAGTAGCTGCAATAAGTGATGATTTAGACACATTAACTGCTTCAGCTATAGTTGGTGTAGACTTAGAACAAAAAGGAATGCAAATGCCACAAAAGTTTGGTTCTGCAAGTTCATACGCTAAAAAATATGCATTGGGTAACTTATTACTTATTGATGATACACAAGATGCTGATGCAACTAACAAAGGTGATAATAAATGGTTAAATTTAAATACACCTGAATTTAAAAAAGCAGTTGAATATATTAAAGGCGGTGGAAATATTTCTGCAATAGAAGCTAAATATAAAATGACTAAAGAAGTTAAAGACGAATTAAGTAAATAATAAAACTGAATAGCTGACAACAGTAAAAAAAGGTAAGCAAATAAAACAAATAATATGAGTGCATTAATTAATTTAAGTTTAAGAGTTGACAAATTACCAAAAGAAAAATTTGTAAGTGGAAAAGATGGAGCAGTTTATTATAACTTCACAATCGGAGTTAATGATGATTCTAACCAGTACGGACAAAATGTTTCTGCAACTGATTCACAAACAAAAGAAGAACGTGAAGCTAAAAAGCCAAAAACATATCTTGGAAATGGTAATGTAGTTTGGACTGATGGAAACATTAAAGTTGCTGATAAAAAAGTAGAAGCAACTGCAAAAGAAGTAGAATCGGATTTACCGTTCTAAATTATTAATAGGGGTGTAACAGCCCCTTTTTTAAACTAAACAAATGGACAAAGAAGCACAAAGATTATTAATGCAAATGTTTGAAGAAGATTGCTTTATTAATCCATTAGAGAAAATAGAACACCCAATACCAGCAATTTCATTTGGATTTAAAAGTTATGAAACTAAAGATGGTGAAATTAGTTATCCAACACCAATTGGAACTTATGGTAACTTCAGTTTTTTACAAGCACCACCTAAATCAAAGAAAACATTTTTTGTAAGTTTATTATCAGCAGTTTATTTAGCAGGTGAATTACAACAGTTTGGAGGTGATTTAAGAGCAGATAGACAAAATAGACATATAATACACTTTGACACAGAACAAGGGAACTTTCACGCTGCAAATGTGTTTAAACGACCTATTGATATGACTGGAATTAAAACAGATAAATATCATACTTTAGCATTAAGACAATTAAGTTTTAAAGAACGTGTTGATTTTATAGAATATTACTTATATGATAAATTAGAAAGTAAAAATATAGGCTTAGTTATTATTGATGGTATTGCAGATTTATGTTCTGATGTAAATAATATTGAAGAAAGTAATGCAGTAGTGCAAAAGTTAATGAAATGGACTAAAGAATTAAATTGTCATATATTAACTGTAATACATTCTAATTTTGGAACTGATAAACCTACAGGTCATTTAGGTTCATTCTTAGAAAAGAAAGCAGAAACACAAATACAATTAGAATTAAACACAGTAAACAAACATTTAGTAACAGTAAGTTGTAAACGTTCAAGAAATGCACCATTTGAAAACTTTAGCTTTAAAGTAAATAATTTTGGATTGCCACAAGTTGAAGGAGCATTTTACGACCCTTTAAAAGATATATTTTAATGCAAACAACAATCAATAACATATTAGAAGAACTACATACTTCAGCAACAAGAATGTTAGTATTAAATTCAGATAACGCAATGTTAATAAGTTATTTTAAAAACTTGAATGAAAACATAGTATATTTGAAACAATTAGTAAAGTTAGAAACTAAATACAATTGGACAGAAATAGAAAATTTAATGCAAAAGTTAAAAGAAATAGATAAAGATTTAACTCACATTAATATAGAAGTTCAAGTTAATGAAGTAATAACAGAAAAGAAACCAGCATATATAAAATTGTAAATTATGATAGTATTATTAGTATTAGTTTTAGCAGTAGTTTTTATAGTAATGAATTTCGTAGATTGTGATATATTAATAACACCAATAAAAGGAATTATGTTTGGTGCTTTATATAATGATGATATTTACGATGAAGAAACAGACCATACAATTCAAATATTAATATTATTTATATCATTCAACTTCCTATGGACGACTACAAATGGTTAGAACAAGTTGCAAAGCATCACAAAGAATGGGTTGAGGTGATACATAAACTTGGAGAACACGATATGGCTGAGGATATTGTCCAAGAAAGTTACATTGCATTAATGAAATATGCTGATGCAACTAAATTAATTGATTCACAAGGATTAGTTCGCAAGGGATATATGTTTTTTACTTTACGTTCTTTGTATTATCAGTTTTACAATAAAAAGAAAAAGATTAATAAAGTATCTTTTGATGATTGCTGGGAATTATTCGATGATTCAAACATAGAAGAACACAAAGCGTATAACAACATATGTTTATTGATAGATGAAGAAATAGATAACTGGCATTGGTACGACAAAAAGCTGTTTAAATTATATCGTGATACAGATATGAGTATGCGAGATATAGCAAAAGAAACAAACATAAGTTTAATTTCAATATTTCATTCAATTAAAAACTACAAAGAAATATTAAATACAAAGTTTCAGAAAGATTATACAGATTATATTGAAAATGATTACAATCAAATTTATTAATTAAAAACAATTAAAATGGCTAAAAGAAAAGCAAAAGGATTCGGTGATACAATCGAACAAATTACAGAAGCAACAGGAATTAAAGCAGCGGTAGAAATGTTTACAAAAGTTACAGGAGTAGATTGTAATTGCGATAAACGTAAAGAAACGTTAAATAAATTGTTTCCTTACAATTCAAACATTAACTGTTTAACAGAATCAGATTATAATTTACTTACAACTTTTTTAGACCCTTTAAAAAATACATTAACGCCAACTGAACAATTAGCAGTTTCAGATATTTATTTTAACGTATTTAATTATCGTTTACAATTATCTTCTTGTGGTTCTTGTTGGAAAGGTAAAATTGATGAACTAAGAAAAGTGTATAACGAATATAAATTAAATGACTAACTGGAAAGAAGTTGATTTATTTAATTGGTTAAAAGAAAATGTATATCCTGATTTAGTTAAAGCTAAAAATCAAATGTCAAGATGGGATTGTTACAGTCCCATTACAGGGCATAGATTAGAATTAAAGTGTAGAAAAACGCATTATGGTACTTTATTACTTGAAAAGAAAAAGTATGATGCAATGAAGCAAGAATGTGAAAAGCATTTAGATACACCAATGTATTTTAATTCAACACCAAAAGGAATATTTAGTTTTAATTTAAATATAATAGTTCCTGAATGGGAAATTAACTTTAAGAACCCAGCAACAACACATTTTTATAATACTAATAAAGTAGAAAAAGAAGTAGCATATTTAGAAATAACAAAAGCAAAACAATGGAAATAAACGTAATACAACAAGAGTATTTAAAATCAGTAATATTAAGTCAATTATTACTTGAATCAAATGAATCATTATTTTTCACACAACAGTATAAGCAACAAATTAAACACAAAATAAATAGTTTAAATAAAGACTTAGAAGAAACAGTAAGAAAAGAATATAGTATCATTTACAATACAGACCCAGAAACAACTACAAACATTTTAAATAGCATTGAATCAATAGTTAAGAAACTACAAACAAGTTCAATAGATGAATTAGTATTTATTAATGCAGTAATTGATAAATATAAAGAAAATAAAGAATGGTTTAAAGAATATGGTGAAACCGAGTTTTTAAAATTAGATTGATGAAAAAAATCAATATTAAATTGGAAAGTTGGCATTACCAATGTGGTGATGGGTGTTGTGATAATTATGGAACTAATTTATATTTAAATAATAAACAGTTAGAACATCCAAATCCTGATATATACAATAATGGTTATATCGGTGAAGATGTTAGTACGGCATTACAAGCAGTATTAAAAGAATTAGGATATGATGTTATAATAGAAGAAACTTATAATGGCTAAGAAACAAATAGAAAAATATATTCCAACAGATGAAGAATTACAATGTAGTTATATTTGTCATAAGAATGATTTAGCTTATGTTATACAGCCAATATTAAATTCAAAGAAATATAAAGTAGTTAAATTTCAAATATCAAATAGATTACAAGTACACACTTTAAAAGACAATGTACAAGATTTAGAATTTACAGAATACGATGCATTAAAAAAAACAATGGAACTTTACACACAACATTCAAAAAGATTTAACAAATGAAAAACAAACAATTTACACAATGGTTAGAAGATAATAATTATGAATTTTATAGTGATAAATCACAGGGCATAGAATATTGGTGTAATATAAATGGTATGTTTACTACTCAAAGTTTATATAATTCTTTTTTAATAGATAATAAACTAAAAGACACAATAGTAGAATCAGTTATAGAACAATTTAAACAACGTTCTGAAGTAGGAATAAAGAAATACAATACAACATTAGATAGAACAGATTTAACACGCTTAGAATGGCTACAACACGCACAAGAAGAAGCAATGGATTTAATATTATATTTAGAAAAATTAAAACAATATGACAAAGAGTAAACAATCAGCATTACAAAGAATAAATAGAATTATAGACTTTAATTGGAAACGTGGTAATAACAAAGAATCAGTTAATGAAGTATATCGTAAAATAATTAATCAAAGGCTACTTAAACAGTAGCTTTTTTTTGTTAAATATTTGTTAAAATGTATTTTATGTTAAAAAGTTGTTTATATTTGTATAACAATTTAAAACAAACATTATGACAAAGCAAGAAATTATTGAAACATTAAGTAACTGCATTGAATTATCTAACTTATCAGAAAACGTTTATATGAGAAATAGACTAACTGAAGTTGCAGAAGCATTAATACAAGAATGGAACGAATCAGATGCTTATGAAGAACAAGTTAAACAGGTTCTTAATTACGATGAAACAATGGATAATTTAAACAACTTAAAAATAAGATAATGAACGAACAAGCATTAATAAAAATACAATCTAAAGTAATAGGTTTAGATAGAGAATTACATAAATTAATAAATGAATTAATAAATGGTAAAAGTTTATTAAGCGATGAACATTTAACTATTATGATTAATAGCACAGAACGTGAATTAAGTATTTACAATGATATTTTAAAGTTAATAATTAACAATTGGAACGAAAACTAATGATAGTGTTATTTGATGCAGATAGTTTGATATTTTCAAGCTGCTACAGGAAACGAGAAACAATAGAAGATGATGGATTCCACCATAACATTGAAGATTCAATAGTAAAGTTTGATGAAGTATTTATGAGTATAATAAATCACTTAGAAGATATTTACGAAATCAATGAAGTGAAAACATTTTCAGGTAGTAAAGGTAACTTTAGAAAATACATTACACCAAAGTATAAAGCAAATCGTGATTATAATAATTTGCCACCATTGTTAAATCAGATGCACGAATATGTAAAAGAGCAATATGATTCTATTTGGGGTTACGGTTGTGAAACAGATGATGTAGTTGCTAAATACTGGTATACACTTTCAAATGAAATAGGTCGTGACAATGTTATAATAGTTTCAATAGATAAAGACTATAAACAGTTCCCTTGTTTAATGTACAACTATCATATTAAACATAAAGTAGTTTATGATATATCAGAAGAAGAAGCAAGATATAACTTTTATGAGCAAATGATAATAGGTGATACTGCAGACAATGTAAATTACTGCAAAGGTTATGGTAAAAAATACGCTGAAAAGTATTTAGCAGAATGTAAAACTAAATATGAATATACAAAAAAGATATATGAATTATTTAAAATAATACACAAAGGAAAAGCAAGGCAACGTTATGTTGAATGTTGGAACTTATTGAAACTAAAAACAAACTAAAATGAAATACAAAGCTAAATTAGATAATTCAACAGGACAATTATATTATGTAAGTGAATTTAAAATAGAAACTCCTTATAGTTTTAATTATAAAGAATTATTATATATTCAATATAAATTAGAAACAATAGTTGAAGAATTAAAAATAATGAATAAAAAAAATGAAAGTAAGTAAAAAAGAAATTATAATAAGATTAATTAGACAGGTATATAATTATTCAGATGAAATAATACATTTAAAAGATAAAATAAAAGAATTAGAAAATGATTTAAAACAAAATAATGAAAGTAACAGATAAAATAACAATAACAAATGAAGATAATATGCTTTTAATGGCACGTTATCCTGATAACTATTTTGACTTGGCTATTGTTGACCCACCTTATGGAATTGGTGCAAGTAAAGGAATAGGTAAAAGAAAAAATGAAGTAGTTTATACTAAATATGTTGATAAAAAATGGGATACTAAAATACCTAAAAAAGAATATTTTAATGAATTATTTAGAGTTTCTAAAAATCAAATTATATGGGGTGCTAATTATTTTGGAATTCCATTTTTAAAAATGATTGTTTGGGATAAAAAAATTGGAGATAATGATTTCTCTATGGCTGAAATTGCATCGCACTCTTTTAATTCATCTACAAAAATATTTACTTGCTTTAGTGGAGCTAATCGTAATGGTAAAAATACAACAAGAATACACCCAACACAAAAACCTGTAGCACTTTACAAATGGATATTAGATAAATATGCTAAAGAAGGTGATAAAATATTAGATACACATTTAGGTTCAGGTTCAATAGCAATAGCAGCACACGATTATAAATACGAACTAACAGCTTGTGAATTAGATAAAGAGTACTATAATAAAGCAATACAAAGAATAACAAATCATACAAACCAACAAAAACTATTTTAAATGGAATATTGCAATGACTTTAAATATGATTTAAAAGTAGGTCAGATAGGTGAACAACTATTAAACGATATATTCACTTTAAAAACAATAGAGGTAAAACGTGATAGCTGGATTTATAAAAGTGGAAACATAGCAATAGAATATGAAAGTAGAAACAAACCATCAGGAATAGCAAAATCAGAAGCAGACTATTGGGCAATTATATTTTCAGGTGATTACAAAGATGAAATAATACTAATAATAAAATCAAATAGACTAAAAGAAATTTGTAGAACATATTACAAGAAAGGAAATATAAAATCAATGGGTGACAATAACACATCAAAAGCAATATTAATTCCAATAACAGAAATATTAAAATGGACATAACAGAAAGATTAAAAGAAATAATACTACAAGAAACAGACACAGATATAAACATAAGAACAAGAAAGAAAAACACAGTTGAAATACGTTCTTTATATTGTAATATCTTAAAAGAATTAAAACCAAATAGAACATTACAATCAATTGGTGATACAGTAGATTTAAATCACGCTTCAGTAATACATTCTTTAAAAATGTATGAAGTATATTCTAAAGACAATAAAGACTTAAAAAAGTTAAAAGATATTATAATGTCACACTTTATAAAAGTAGATGAAAGACAAATAGAAGAACTTAATGAAGTAGAACAATTGCAGCAAAGAATATATCAATTGACATTTGACAAAGATAGATTAGAAATAGAACTAAGAAAACAAAAACAAATGAAAAGATATGACTTTGAAATAATAGAAAACTTAAACAATCTTTTAGAAGAAACAAACGGAACAATGCAATATGAAATAATAAACGATAGACTAAAAGCATTTTACACAATGAATAAAAACATAAGACTATGAGAAAAGAAACAGAAACATTTATAACTGCAGTAATAGTAGCATTTATAATAATAGTGACAATAATGAGTTTAATAACATCAATAATAATACTATGACAACAAAAGAACAAGCAGAAAACTATATGAAACTTAAAGCAGGTTACATATCAGCAAAAGAAAGAGCAAAGATATTATTCGATAAATATTCAATAGAATACAATAGACAATTAGTATCAGGTGATATGCAACAAACAGAACACTGGAAGGAAGTAGCAAAAGAATTAACTAAACTATATAAAAACAAATAATTATGCCAGATATAACAATGTGTAGTGGTAACAATTGCGAACTAAGTTCAACGTGTTACAGATATAAAGCAGAACCAAGTCAATTTAGACAATCGTATTTTTGTAAACCACCTAATAATAATTTAGAATGTGATTACTATTGGGAAATAAAAACTAAAGATGAAACAGAAGATAAAACCGATACACAAATTTAATGGTGGAATAGGTGCAACATTATGTCATAATTGTAGCGTAATAATATCTACAGGATTAACAAAAGAATTATACTGTAATAACTGTAAACAAAAAACAAAATGAAAGCAACATTAGAATTTAATCTACCTGAAGATAACACAGAATATTTAGCAACAGTCAAAGCATTAGATATGGCGAACTTTATTTTTGAATTGGTATATAATACAAGAAAAGGATTAATCAATCAACTAAACGATTCTATTACATCACAGTTTCAACAAGATGGTATAGAAATAGTCTTTGATAAAATATGTGAACTATTGCAACATCATAATATAGAAATTGATGAACTAATATAAACAATAAACAAAAATGTTTATTTTTAAATTGAATAATCATTATTTATTTCAAATGGAAAAAGTTAGAGGTGGTGCAAGACCCAACGCAGGTCGTAAATCAAAAGTAGAAGAAGAAAAAGTAAACAATATATTTGTTAAAGCTTTAGGTGAATTATATAATACAGAAACAGAAGAAGATACTAAAATAGCTTTTGTTAAAGGTACATTAATGGAATCACAAAGAGGTCAATTGTTTATTGCTGAACATATATTTGGTAAGCCAAAAGAAATTATAGAAACTACACATAATCTAAATGACTTTAATATAAAAGATATCTTTCAAATTGATAAGTCTAAATAACAAATACAATCTACTTGGTTCAGATAGTAGGTATTTTGTAATAACAGGTGGAAGGGGTTCAGGGAAATCATATTCTTTGAACTCGTTTCTATTGCTGCTAACTTATGAAGTAGGACACGTTATATTATTTACAAGATATACCTTGACTTCTGCAAATGTTTCTATTATACCTGAATTTATAGATAAGATTGAAACAGCTAATTTAAGCCACGAATTTTATATTACTAAAGACGAAATTATAAATAAAAAAACAGGGTCTAAGATTCTATTTAAAGGTATTAAAACAAGTAGTGGAACACAAACAGCAAGTTTAAAATCATTAGCAGGAGTTACTACTTGGGTATTAGATGAAGCAGAAGAATTAAACGATGAAGAAATATTTGAAAAGATAGACTTCAGTATAAGAACTAAAGGAATACAAAATAGAGTTTTATTAGTATTGAATCCAGCAACTAAAGAACATTTTATTTATAAGAAATTCTTTGAAGATAAAGGAGTTCAAGCAGGAAGTAATTTAATTAAAGGTGATACAACTTACATTCATACAACATACCAAGATAACATTGAAAATTTATCTGAATCATTTATTAATCAAATAGAAAATATAAAGAAACGTAGACCTGAAAAATATAAGCATCAAATATTAGGTGGTTGGTTAGATAAAGCAGAAGGAGTTATATTTACTAACTGGACTATAGGCAAGTATGAACAAGTAGGAACATCAGTATTCGGACAAGATTTTGGTTTTAGTAATGACCCTACAACATTAGTAGAATGTAATATAGACGCTTCTAATAAACGAATTTATATAAATGAACGTTTCTATTTACAAGCATTAACAACGAGTCAAATACACAACTTAAATAAACAACATTGTTTAGATAGTTTAATAGTTGCAGATAGTGCTGAACCAAGACTAATATCTGAGTTACAATCGGCAGGATTAAATATAGTTCCTGCAATTAAAGGTCAAGGTTCAGTTACTTATGGAATAGCACTACTACAAGATTATGATTTAATAATAAGTCCTGAATCAATTAATTTAATTAAAGAGTTAAATAATTACAGTTGGTTAGAAAAGAAATCAAATACACCAATAGATAATCATAACCATTTAATAGATGCTTTACGTTATGCTGTAGGTTACCAATTAGAAAACCCAAACAAAGGAAACTACTTTATATATTAATTATGACATACGGACAAATGATTGCCACAATACAATGTTACATACATCACGTTAAGAATGTAGAAGTAATGATTAACTTACCACGCAATATAGGTGAAATTAAAAAGATGCAGCAAATGTATTTAATAGCTTCTGCATATTTAAATAGTTAAATATTTGTTAAATGTATTTTATTTAAAACATAAGTATTATATTTGCTTATAATTAAAAACAAAAGATATGAAAACATTTAAAGTTGAAGGTTGGTATCGTTACAGTAACGCTAACGAAAAAGATTATATATATGAATCTATAACTTGTACAAGCGTTCAAGTAGCATTACAAATATTTACAGAGAAGTATTCTAATATAAACTTCTTTAAAATATATACAACGGAAAATTAAATCTGGTTAATTAATAATGGAAATTAGACTTACAGAAATGTAGGTCTTTTTTTTGTTTAATACAATTACAACTTTATTTTATTATAATAAAAAACAATAATATGAAGTTAGAAATTAGCATACCAACAGAATTAAATGAAATTAAGTTATCACAGTATCAAGCATTTTTAAAGATAGCTAAAGATAACACAGATGAAGAATTCTTACATCAGAAAATGGTACAAACGTTTTGTGGTATAGACTTAAAAGAAGTTGCAGAAATAAGATATAAAGAAGTAATAGAAATAACTGAGTCACTTGGTAAAATGTTTG